TCGAGTGCCCCCGGTGCGGCCGGGGGAAGGACGTGGAGACGCACGAAATCAGCTTCTACGACGGCGACCATCCCGGGGACCGCGCGGTTTGCCCCGCCCCAGCCCCCGGGATTTGAACCACTGTACTTTTTCATTTTTTAATGACTGTTTCAATCCACGCCCCGCGATGGGGCGACTGGCGCTATTTGCTTGCGTTCATCCGCTGGCGCTTGGCCGCGACGGCCTGCCGCGTGACGCCGACCTCGTCCGCGATGTCTTTGTCGCTTCGACCCTCCCACTTGACGGCGCTCCAATCCACGCCAGCGGGGGCCTTGGACTTTGCCTTGCGCGCCGGCAACTTGCTGCGCTGTTGGTAATAGGCGACCTGCATTGTGCCCTGATCCACGAGCGGCGTGACGTCGGGGATGCCGTCGAGCGCCGCGAGGGAGAGGCTGTCCATGATCTCGCTCACAATCGCGTCCAGCTCGGGCCTCGTGCGCAGCTTGGCCATGGCGCGCCCCAAATATTGCCCCATCAGATACGACTTTGGGGCGGTCAGACAGTTGTTGAGGGCCGCCGGATGGAGCCCCGTGGCGGCCTCCACGACGGCGAGTAACCGGCCAAGGGCGGCATAGGTCGCGGTGCGGTCCATCGCTACTCCCCCTCCTTGGCGGCGCGGGTATACGTCCCGACGAGCAGGCCATCATTGTCCAGCACGGCGATGTTGACGAGCCCGTTGCCGTAGCGCTTGGCCACGACCTCGCGGGCGCTGTACCGGCGGATGATGTCCTCTATCCCGGCGGCAAGAGCGTCGCCGGTGTTGCAAGTCTTGCTGACGGTCAGCATGTCGCGCATGGCACGCTGATTAACGGGGAGAGTCGTGGTGTCGATGAGAATTTCTGTGCTCATTTTCGTTTCCTCCCAATTAAATCTGGATGTCGGCAGCCTCAAGCTCGGCCAACGCCTGGAGATCGCTATCATGATACAGGGCCATCAGCGCCTGACGGCGGAGTCCCCGAGAAAACTTGCTCCGACGCTCATAGATGCCGTCAAGGACGCGGGCGATATACCCAGGCTCGGAACGACCGTAGACGTTGCCGTCTATGTCCGTCAAATCATTGGCTGGATGGTAGGTGATTTCGACGGTGCCAAAGATGCCGGTGATGATCTTGGGGGCCTCGAACTCTGCGAGAGTGGTAGCGCTCATTGCCTGTCTCCTTGGTTTCGCGGGAGGCTTCCTCGCCGCTCGCAATTGCAAAGTAGACATTGCGTGCAATGTTGTCAACAAAAAATATGGCAATGTTGCAAGATTTTTTGAGTATAGCGTAACTTCGTCGAATATAAGTAGATATTCGCAAAACGTGCGCAAAGAGAAGGCTGCCCACGCCTGACATAACCTCACCCGCTGCACTCCGCGCAGAGGACTTTGGTCCCCCAGGGGACCCGGCCCCATTGCACCCAGCCTGATTTCGCGCCTAGCCTGCCCTCAAACCTTGGAGGGCAGATGAATCGTCAACGCGTCATGGACCAGCTCGTCATCGACGAGGGCCTGCGTCTCAAGCCTTACCGCTGCCCTGCCGGCCGCCTGACCATTGGCGTGGGCCGCAATCTCGACGACCGAGGCATCACCTCGACCGAGGCGATAACCCTGCTCGGCGACGATGTGGACGAGTGCTGGAAGCGCCTCACCTCCGCGTTGCCGTGGATCACGTCCGCACCCGAGCCTGTGCAGGAAGCCCTCCTCAACATGGCGTTCAACCTCGGCGTTGCCGGTCTGCTCGGCTTCAAGCAGGCGCTCGCCCTCATCCAGGCCGGACACTACGCCGAGGCCGCCACGGCCATGCTGGCCAGCAAGTGGGCCGCGCAGGTTGGCGATCGAGCGCGGCGACTGGCCGATGCCGTACGCAAAGGAGTCTAGCGATGACGACCCGCGACAAGATCATCTGCGCCACCGTGTTTTTCGTCTGCCTCTTCGCGTCCTGGGCCGGGCTGGTGTTCGCCGGCAAGGCCCCGGCCGATGCCTTCGTGGCGTTTCTCTCGACGACCCTGGCCGGTGGCTGCGCTGCGTTTTTGGCGCTGCTCAAGCCCGACGCCGTCAAGACGACCGATCCCGAGCCCTTCCCTGCCACTGCGGCCATCCCCGCCGCCGCCCCGGTGGATTCCGGTGCCTCCTACTCGCCGGCGTCCACCGGGGTTCCTGCGGAGGCCGCCGCGCCCATCGCGCCGCTGGCCAACGCCCCCGAGGAGGCCGCCAATGCGTAAGAGCATCTTCACCGTCCTGGCGCTGCTCGCCCTGGCCATGCTCTCCGCCGGCTGCGCCGCCACCAACGCCACGGTGTCTGACCAGACCAACGCCACTGCGACCACGTCCGGCGATGCCTTCGTGACCGACTCGTACAAGGCCCTGGCCACGGCCGGCATCACCTATCAGGCCGTCATGCAGACCGCCGGGACCATGTACGCCAACAAGCAGCTGGGCGACGACGCCAAGGCCAAGCTCATTGTCTACGGCAATGCCTTCCGGGGCGTCTACCAGACCGCTGTGCTGGCGCTTGAGGAGTACGTCAAGCTGGGCTCGTCCGACGCCGCCATGGCCGCCAAGGTGACGCAGGCCCTGGCCGACCTCGCCACCAATTTCGCGGACCTCAAGACCTACGCCCAGAGCGTGGGCGTCGCCGTGCAGGAGGCCAAATAATGGGCGCTGCCGCAACCGTAGCCGTCGTGTCCGAGGTGCTGGAGCTGGCGCTCAAAGTCGGCGTGCCGGCCGTGCAGGGCGTCATCGCCGCCATGGGCAAGGATGAGATCACCCTCGCCGACGTGCAGGCGCTCAAGGGCCTTGTGGCCGGGGCGGAAAGCTATTTCGTCAGCACGCAGGCGAGCGCCTCCGTGTCCACGGGAGTCTAGCCCGTGAGCGAGACCGAGGCCGAACGTCTGGCGCGCATCGAGGAGATGCTGCGTGCGCACTTCGAGCGAGACGAGGAGCGCACGGCCCAGTGGCGCGAACACGAGGACCGCCTGCGCGCCCTGGAGGCCGAGGAGAACCGCCGCAAGGGTGGCAACGCCGTGCTGGTGTTGCTCATGAGCGCAGCCGGAGCAGCCGGAGGTCTGGTCGCCAAGTTCATCCCCTGGAGCGTGCGCTGAGAGGCGAACTAGCCGCAGGCATATCGCAAGACAAAACCGCTGCGGGGTCACGACCACCGGACCCCAATCGCCGGGCACCACCCGGGTAATGGATAAACGAGCGCCGGGGTATCAGATCAGCCAGCTACGGCTGGAAGAGCGCAAGCCGACCACGGGCAGCGCCGCCCCACGGGGAAGATCGCACGGTGGGAGTACATGGCAGGCTCGATATATCGCAGCGGGAAAAATGGCATGGATGTTTTCCGAATCAACCCCTTGGTGGTGAATCTTGGCTGGAAAACGCGGCACACGGACAAAAGACGAGCGGACGCAGATTGTGTCTGATCTCGCCGCGTGGTTGTCCGAGGGCAAGACGTTGCGTGAGTTTTGCCGTCAGCCAGGGATGCCGAATTACAGCACGGTCTATGACTGGTTGAAGGAAGACGAAGCGCTTGCCCAACGCATCGCGCACGCGCGTGACATCGGGGCCGACGCGATAGCTGAGGATATTCTGTCCATCGTCGACGATGCACGGAACGATTGGATGGAGAAATTTGACAAGGACGGCCAGGGCATCGGCTGGGCGCTTAACGGTGACCATGTCCAGCGCTCTAAGCTCCGTGCGGAGATGCGCCTGAAGCTCCTGGCGAAGTGGAATCCCAAAAAGTACGGCGACAAGCTGGACCTCTCTGGATCTGTGGATGTGAACATGACCATTGCGGAGCGCCTGGCGCGCGCCAAGGAACGCGAGAAATCGTGAAGCAAGACTCTGGCTCCGAAATCATAGCCGCCGCAGCGCGCTACCAGTACGACCCGCTGGCGTGGTCTCTTTTCGCCTGGGACTGGGGCCAGGGAGACCTTGAGGGCATGGACGGCCCGCGCGAATGGCAGCGCGACGTCTTTTCTGCCGTTCGCGACCACCTCGAAGACGAGCGGGCGCGGTATCAGCCGTTGCTTCTGTCCGTGGCGTCGGGCCACGGCATCGGGAAAAGCGCCTGGATGGGTATGTTCTCCAACTGGGGGCTGTCGTGTTTTGCCGATGCGAAGATCGTTTGCACCGCCAATACCGACACGCAGCTTCGCACCAAGACTGTTCCCGAGGTCAGCAAATGGTTCCGTATGTCTATCACCGCTGACTGGTTCGACGTGCAGGCGACCTCCATCAAGTCCGTTGATCCTGGCCACGGTGATACGTGGCGTATGGATTTCGTCCCTTGGAGCCAGTACAACACCGAGGCTTTCGCCGGCCTGCACAACAAGGGCAAGATCGTCATCCTGCTTTTCGACGAGGCGTCCAAAATTCATGACAAGGTGTGGGAGGTCGCAGAGGGCGCGCTGACCGACGAGGACACGATCGTCATCTGGGTTGCGTTCGGCAACCCGACGCAGAACAGCGGGCGATTCCGGGAGTGCTTCCGCAAGTACCGGCACCGGTGGGTGACGCGCCAGATTGACAGCCGCACCGT